TCTTCCGATCTAGGAGAAGAAGGGAAGGCAAAACTCACTTTCGCAGCAAGAGATTCCTTACCGGGGTGGGGTTTATTCGTAAACCCTACGTTTACCCGTAAACGTTTACAGTAAACCTCTATTTTACCCGTAAAGCTTTATTCGTAAACCCTACGTTTACCAGTAAACTTTTATCACGTTGTCTCCACTGGTGTTGTTTACCCGTAAACAGCCCAATTTAGTTTACCCGTAAACAGCGCTCACAAGCTCTCCATCCATCGGCGCGCAATAGCCTTGTCCCTTTCCTCACGTTCGTCCCGATTTGGTCGCACCCCCAATTGAATATAACGCGCATAGTCGCCCAGTTGGTCACTCCCCACAGTATCGCACACGCTCACACCCCAACGCTGTTTTACATACCTTTCTAGCGCATCATAAGCCACATCAGAAACAGCCGGTATTCCGCACACGTAGTACAGGAAACGATAGCGATTAACCACGTCTTCCGCGTGCCCTTGATTCTGAAAGTGGTATTCCATTGGACCCTCCGTTTACCAGTTCACAACCCACATTGTCAATCCAAAGCGCTAGCATTCATTTTTACCTAGTAGGCAATTTGGATTTTGTGCTAGGCACCAGTGTTTACAGAGGGATTACCTGGTTACCTTGCCTACCTACCAGTTTTCACGACATACAGCAAAACAGAAGTTGCATTTGTTCATAATGAACAAAACGGTTTTACTTTTTATCTTCAAACAAGATTTAGTTTTTGGTATTTAGGCAATCTTCATTTCTTTACAGGGTGAATACTGTGTGCCTAATCGTTTCCCTACTAGGTAAAAATGATTTGACACTAGTTACCAGACACAACAAACTCCCTCTTATGTCGCAAAAAAGACGTGCAATCATTCACCTAAAGGAGCGGGGAAAATCCAATCAGGAAATTTGCCAGTTACTCAAAATCAACCCGGCAAACCTCCACTCTACAATTTACCAAATGCGAAGAAACGGAATGCAAATCCCAGAAAAGAGAATCCTGCAATTAACACCCACCCAACGTCAAATCTTGCAACGCTACGCGCAACGAATCCCCATCGCCGAGATTGCGCGCCAAATGGGCATTGGCTGCCAAACGGTCCAAAATCACGCATCTGCCGGGTTTGCTCGCTTGGGGTTCACCCAACCCGGAATTGACCGCATCGCAAAGCTTGCGGAATACTTCGCCAAAGAAAACTCCCCGCTTGTCGCAAAAAATGCAACCCCACTTGGCACACAAACTGAATCCGCCCCTGTGACAATGGAAGACCCGGCTTTTAACTAAGTTGCAACCCGCTTTTCTGGACACCCACAAAAAGAATTTTACAGAGGAAAATGCACTTTTTTGAAAATATCTCTTGTCTCTTTGTGCAAGACAGTCCACTTTCACGTCATGCAACTGACCATTAACAACGACAACGCGAGCGCGGCGACGACAGCGCAATTCTGCGTCACAGACTTTAAGGGCAACTTTTCAGACTTCATGGAGCGCGACGAAGCGATTGATTGTGCTCGCGAGTGGGATTCGCTCGGATTTGGGCCGTGCGTCATTAACACAGAAGCGGGCGGTGCCGATATTCGCCGCGATGGTCGCGATGACGAAGGCATGATCTAACCCTTCCGTTGCAGGAAACCGGGCGGGACCGCCACCGCCCGGCACTGCGACACAACTCTCTCCATCCATGACTACACAAACAACCACTCCTAACGCAGCAAGCGCGACGCAGCTTGCAGATAACCTCAAAGCAGCAGCAGTGCGGCGCGATAAAGCGGCAAATGCCTTGCTGGTTCGAGGGCTCGCCACTATTCGCCCCTACGGGCTCGAAATTCACGATGCGCACCATCGCCTTGCGGACGAATACCGCGCGGCTTATTCGGACTTTTCGTGGGCGTTGCATTACGCCAGCGAAGCCGGTGTTGCGCGTGAATTGAGCGGCGGTAGCTTTCAACTCCTCTAATCTCCACTCCACTCAAACCAAATGAAAATCGAAAGCTCTATCTCCATTCTCACACACAAAAACAATTCCCTGATTCACCGCTTTATTGCAGACAACGGAATCAAGGGCGCGTTTGTCCATAAACGGGACAAGAAACAATGGCAAGTTTTAGAGGGTAAACCAGACGAGCAAACCGGGTTCCATGTTGCGACCTTTACCACCCGGCGCGAGGCAATCGCAATGCGCGAGGAAATCAACACCCTCTTAACTGATTTGGGTTACATTGAACGCAAACCCGCTTACAAGCTCCCCACAATTAAAGAGCTTCGCCCATTGTTCGTGGAACTGAAAAAATACATTGGCGACGATAATCGCGCCAGCGATGATACAGACGATAACACCCCCGCAATGAGTGTGACCATTGGGGCAAATGAAAAAGGGGAATGGAGCTACCAAACCGGAGATAATAGCTATACTGGGGGTGCATACGGTTTCCCGCATTGGGCGGTAGTAACGTTGGAGCGTCGTAGCAATAGCACAGAGCTTGCAAGGGACGTGCAGTCGCAACTTTCCAATTTGATGCACCAATAAGCTTTTTCGTGAATTAATTCTTGCACAAAGACACAAGACAATCCAAATTCAAACTTCAACCCGCAACCCACTCCACAAAATGAAAACCACATACTTATTCCAACAGGAAACACTCGTGCAACATGCCAAAATTCCAGCGGGCACAGTTGCTTTGCAATCGCACACTTTTGGCGCGCAAAACGCAGAACCACTAATAATCATCTTAGACTCTTTAATCCGATACGCCAAATCCCACAGAACCCGTTTTGGTTTTCCGCTTTCAGAAGACTACGTTCTTGGTCCAGAGTTTCTTTCCGCTCTTACTGGGGCACGGGGGTTGTTGGGCGGCAATGGCGCTGTTGCTCACGAAAGGGGGCGCGGCACTGATAGCAAAGACAACGGCGCTTGTGAGGGGATGTTTTGGGATGCAATGAGCGCTGGCGGGTTTACAGAAGATGACATTTAACCTTTACCAACCCGCAACCCACCAAACCCAAAAAATGAAAACCGCAACCATTCAATTTGACAACGGAAACAAACTCACAACGTCAATCAACGGCACCAAAGCTGAAATTGAAAAATACTACCTTGGGAACACATTCAATCTTGGCACTGGCGGCAATGACCAAATGGCAAAAGCTGTCAGCGTGGAAATTGAAAGCGAACACAAGGCAACCCGCGTCAAATCAGACGTAAATGGAAACCCCCGTTACGTTGTCCACTTCCTCGCGTTCATCACACGGGAAAAAAGTGATGAGCTAGACGCAATCGCCAATGAGCGCAGCAAAGCCGGTTACATCACATTTGGCACAACGCTGAAATACGAATACGCTTTGAAACTAGCGCGTCGGGTGGGCGGCAGGAAGTTTCACAATAAGCAATACGGGGGTGGAATCGTTTTTCAGTGCTGCGGACAAACAGAGATTGACGCACTGATTGAACAAGCGCTTGCACTAACACCGGAGCTTCTGGAGCAATTGGAAATTACCTTGGAAATTGTCACAAACGAATAGCTCACTCACTCACTCACTCACTCACTCACTCACTCACTCACTCAACCCATGAACGCATTTCTTAAATCCTATCTCAACACTGCGCTTTGGTCTTCATTGGCAATAACGGCAACCTTTACTTTTCCTGATAACCATTAACTCCACTCCACAAATCAAAATGAAACTTATTCCACTTTCGCACAACCATTACGCCATTTCAGACAAAGCTGCCGGAAAACTGGCGCGGGAACAAGCTACTGCCAAGCGATTGCCAAGAATGGGTTATTGCGTTGACATTACTTTGCCCGATGGGAGACACGCCACTCTTTCACGGACAACGCTGCTATCGGGTGAAATCCCAACCCACAAACGCCGTTGGGTTTGGACCGTAATGCCAAACGACTAACTCCCAAATGCGCACACTCAACGCTTTCCTTCTATTAATGGTAATCACCAAAAAACTGTCAATCCTGCATATCAAACGAACCAAATGAAAACCATTTCTCTTTGTCACACTGTCACAAGTAAAGGACACTTTTATTTCATTAACTCGAAACGAGTGGGTGCGGAAACTTTTAGAGCGGTAAAGTTCCAAAGGAGGCAAGATAGCTTCTTTACGCGTGCAACCAAAGACGCCGTTCGCAACTTCTCAACGGTTTACCTTTAATGAAAACCACTCTGGACTATAACCCACTCTCCTTTCGCGTTACACGCGGCACCCGGCGCTCATTGCGCGGATTTGCCCGTGTGCGCTGCTTTGTTGCCTTCCTTGGGGAAACTAGCTATGGGTCCGCTCCAACCCGTAAAGGGTTAATTGCGGCACTTCGCGCGCACTATCCAAACGCAACTTTCAGATGAAAACCCGCATTACTCTTCATCTCCTTTGCATAGCTCGAAAGGCTGTCAGCGGGAAACCCATAGCCTTTCACGTTCACGGAATACTGCGGGAATTTGGGCTTGCATAGTCGCACAATATCCAATAGACGCCATTATCCTATGACCTTTCTAGCAGACAACCCCATTGGGCGCATTGCGCTCAAGACAGTAACCCGCCTATTCCGTCCCTTTCGCTTTGCCTTGGGGATTGCCAAGCCAGTAAACCGCCCACTTGAGGAAATGCTAAACGACGAAACCTAGCAAGCGGCAACCAGTAAACCGCCGAGGGTTTATTCGTAAACCTTAACTAATTTTTATTCGTATACCTTAACCATCAACGCAAGCCGACTATCAACCCGCGCCCACAAATGAAAAAGCTACCCACCAGAATAGGTGCGCGCTATTCCACCCTTTTGACAATTTGTTGGCTAAGGCGTTGCAAAATATCAAATCCGCACATTTACCAAATGGTGATAAACGATAAAACTCTCTGTTATTGACGCATGAAAACCCAACTAATTCGCGCACTGTTGCTAACGGTCATCCTGTCAGGATGCACCAAAGCGCCAAACCCGTCCCCAGCTATTCCAGACACACCCGCAGAAGCGCTAGAGATAGCTTTGCCGAACCCTTTGCCACCTATCCCGCACCCACCCCCCACCCCTTCAAAAATAACACCCCCCACCCCCTCTAAAACGGTGGCCGATGGGGTCTATTGGGTGCTCTTTCCTATCAGCGTGGAAAGCGCGGATGGAATCTCCACGCTTAGACCGGGAACAGCGGTCAAATTGATTCGTCCCGGCTTTTTTGTGACCCCATTGGGAGAGATGCACATATCCGAAGACAGGCTAAGTAATGACCTTATACAGGCTCGCAACGCATTAGCTAAGTACAACGCGCGGAGTGTCTACGTGATGCCGACACACCCCCTTGCCACCCTGCGACAACCCACTCTCACAAATGCGACACCGGCACACACCCCCGCGCCAAGGGTCATCCCGGCACCCACGCAACCCGCCACGTCCAGCCTTGGGGCATTGCACACACGCACAAAGGACGGTTGGCTTTGGCAAAAGGATGCCCGTGGGCGATGGGAGCGAGTGCGCCCCTTGGGAAAATGAGGAAACCCGGACGCCCAAAAACAGAAGTAGACGAATCCGCGCTTGTGGCAGACTACGCAACGCATAGCATCACATCCCTTTCCAAGCTTTACCGGGTCGCACCGTCACGGGTTATCAGCATCCTTGCAAAGCACAAGGTAAAGACCCGCCGCGTAGGTAACCCAAACACCAAACGATAACCCCCCCCCCCATAGCCTTTTTATTTAGACCCCCACCCCCTACTTTTTACACCTTATGACCCATACAACCACAAAATGAAACGCATATTCAAATACGATTTAGGCTTCGGACTAGACTCCATTGAACTACTCGAAGGAACAGAAATCCTAACAGCACGTTACCAAAAAAGCATGTTTGGCGAAGGGGTAAAACTTTGGGCGGTAGTTGAGACATGCAACGGGGTAAAGACAATCCCGCACAGGTTTCTTACTTTACCAACTGGTGCCGAGATTGGTGCTGCCAAATACATTGCCACCATTGAAACCCCGGACGGCGAAATTTATCACGTCTTTCAACTTCCATAACTTATGACCCACACACCAACTAAACCCGGCTATTACTGGCATTGGCAACACCCGGAAACCGGGTGGCGCATTAAGCGCGTATTTCTTGGCAGCGGTGGCGTGCTGCGCGTAAGCGGCAGCGGGGGGTTTGCCACAAATGAGAAACCCGTTTCCGACTACGGAGGAAAGTGGGATGAACACATCCCCGAACCAACCGCCCCACCAATTTCCTCTTGACTAAAAGAGCAAGACACCCTAAAAACCAATTTATGCCACACACCATTGTAAAACCCAACCGCATCGGAGCGAACATCCGAAGTGCGCGGGAAGCCAAAAAAGTAACACAGCTTGCACTCGCGCACTCTATTGGGTGGAAAGGACCGGACGCGGGTGCGCAAATCTCGCGTTTTGAGAACGGGCAAAAGGAACCACGCATCTCCACCCTTCGCCGCATCTCACAGGTGTTGGGTGTATCTTTGGAGTCCCTGTTAAATTCCAAGTAAGCCCCCCCCCGGTATCTAATTAAATAGACCCCCACCCCTCTAAATTGCTCTCCGATGCCATCTCTTACGGAGTTAAAGCGGAAAGGCTACGCTTTGCAACGAACCGCGTCCCTTGGCGCTGCCATAACACTGGTGTCCGGTGTGGGCAAGTTTGTTGCTCACTTTGAATGCGCTACCAAATGCGCCGAAGTGTTGGGTAACAGCGGATTGGACGACATAGGCGACGGGGTTTTTGAAGTTATCCCCCGCTTCAAGATTGCGACCGAAGACCTAAGCGCAGCGCTCACCAAGCTTAACAGACGCTTTTCCGTTGCCTTGGTGGACTACATCTGTGACAAGAACGGTGGGCGCTTTGTCGCGCTGTGCCGGTTGAACCCAACAATTTCCAGCGAACCAATTACCCCCACACCTTCCACCAACTTAGATGACTACTAATTATAAATTTTCTTTATTTTATCAGGAACAAACGCGCGCATGGGTGGCAAGGGTTGAGCAAGTTCAAAACGATTCGACGGTTAGAGTAGTTGAGTTTGCGTTTGAAGAGTTTCCAATTGACTTTGGAAAATGCTTTTTTGAACGCGCGACTAAAAGCAAATCCGGGAACCCTACAGTTTTACAAAGATAGGCTAAAAAGTGTCATCCCGATACTTTCAAGGCTCAAGCGTCACCGGACCCGTGCGGGCAAGCCCCGCGCGCACATTCCGGGAAGTCGTTGATGCTCTCCGCATTTGCCCCACCCTTGGCATCTCGCGGAAAGATTTCCATGCTTTAGACGAGAAAAAGCGCAATGATGCAAAGCAAGTGCCTTTCTTCGTGGCAGCGGTGTTCAAGGAAACCCCAAGCAAACGAGTTTACGAACAGGCACTCCATTGCAATCTGATTTTTCTGGACATAGACCCGGAAAAGGAATTGCGCGGCGGCAAATGGGTTGAGACTGGACGTTACCCCGCCGCCCCTTTCGTCAATGACCCTGACAGCCTCTACACCGCATTGGCTGGATTCAACTTCGCGGCTCACGTAACCGCGTCCAGCACGCCCGAAGCCCCGCGTATGCGTATTATCATTGACGCGGAGAAAATCCCTCTGGCGGGCTACCCACGCGCCGCAATGGCTGTTGCCGCGTTGCTTGGTCTTCCTGCCATCACCAAGGAAAGCAAGGTGAGCGTACAACCCATGTTTCTGCCGGTGATGTTTCTGGATAGCACGGAGGAAGAGCATCCCTTGATTGCCTACGCACTGGACGGACGGGCTTTCACAATCAACGACATTGGCGAAGGGTCTTTCCCCGAATCGGAAACCCGCGAAAGGTCCAGCGCGCCGGAAGCGGGGTTGGACGCCTTGGAATTTCTCCGCGCGCCGGTCCCCGAAATCAATTTGACGGTTGCCCGCGAAGCCTTGTTTGCGATTGACGCGGATGTTAGTCGCGCGGAGTGGCTGAATTGCGCGGCAGCGCTCAAACACCAGTTTGCCCCGCACAAGGAAGATGAAGCCTTTGACCTTTGGGACGAATGGAGTCGCACCGGGGAAAAGTATGGCGGGGAAAAGGAAATGCGGACGGTGTGGGATAGTCTGCGACCAACACCCATTGGCCGGGTGCCTGTTACGGTTCGCTCACTACTCCGCACCGCTGCCGCTGCCGGATGGGATGACAAGAAGGTAAAGGAAAACTGTTTCAATGAAGTTGTAACTTGGCTGGAGAACGTGGGCACTGTGACGGAGTTAATGGAGAAAGGGATTAAAAAGATTCTTGCAACTCCGCTGCTTACCGCAGTGCAGGAAGACGTTTTGATTCACATGCTTTGCTCCAACGCAAAGAAGCGGTTTGCCTATACCATCTCAACAACTGCAATTCGCAAAGACCTAAAGCGGACCAAGGACGAAATAAAGGCTCAAGAGAAGCCATCGGAAAAGATGCGTGAACCCATGTGGGCAAAGGGTGTTTTATACATTGCGGCGGCACAGGAATTTTACCGGCACCGGACGGGGGAGAAATACAAGCCGGAATCCTTCAATGCCAGTTATGCGAGGCATTTGTTGCCTAGCGAGGAAGCATTAACTGAATCAGGCATCCCCGTCACTCCCGCTACGCTGTCCAAACCCATTGTTTCCCCTAACGACTATGCACTAAACCATTTGAAGATTCCCACGGTTTACGACTATGCATATGACCCTAGCCGCCCCAATGACCTTTGGTTTATCAACAGGGGCAAAAGATACGTCAACAACTACTCTCCCACCTATCCCGAATTGGACACAAGGCACGCGGAGGAAGCGGGGAAAGTGCTTTTCAAGCATCTTGGCAACTTGATTGCAGAACCCAACTACCGCCGCACGTTGCTGGACTTCATGGCATACATGGTGCAAAGCCCCGGCTGTAAAATTCGTTGGGCGGTGTTGATTCAATCGGCGGAAGGCGCGGGGAAAACTTTCTTCGCCAAGGTCATGCAAGCGGTTCTTGGGTTTGAACACGTAAAGATTCTTGGGGATGGTGCAATCAAGTCCGGTTGGAATGAGTGGGCATTTGGGCACCAACTAATTGCCGTTGAAGAAATTTATGTAAGTGGAACCAATCGCCATGCAGTAATGAACGCGATTAAGCCACTCATCACCAACGATGACATTTCAGTTGATGAACGGTTTCGCAGCAACCGGCAGGTGGCGAACATTAGCAATTACATGCTGTTCTCCAACCATCACGATGCCTTGGCACTTACCCCCAATGACCGGCGTTACTTCGTGGTAAAGTCCCCGCTCCAACACAAGGCGCAAATTCTGGCGTTGGGCGAAAACTACTTTCAACCGCTCTATGGGATGTTGCGGGACCGTCCGGGAGCCATGCGCGCGTTTCTGGCTAATTGGGAAATATCTTCTGACTTTAGACCAGACGGACATGCGCCACGCACACACTACGTTTCCGAAATGGTCAACGATTCGGCAGGCGAAGTGACAGCCTCAATCCGGCGCATGTTGATGGAGGGAGATTACCCGTTGCTCCAATTTGACATTGTAAGTGCAAAAACAGTTATGGATGCGCTGCACTTGGAAGAGGGATTGACGCGGGTTACGTCGCAACACGTAGCAGCCGTCTTGCGCGAGGAAGGATTCCGCCAGATTGGGCGGCACATGATAAAAGGGGAGCGGCATTACCTTTGGGTGCGCGGTGGGGTCAACGAGGAAACAGCCGTGGACGTGGCAGCGGACAGGCTTGCACACAACAAAATTCATCTGTGCATGGAATTAATTTACGGCTAGGCGTGCAAAAAATGCACGCGGAGTGAAAATAGTTCTTGCACGAATGCACAAGACGGCGTAAATCTTCTCCCATGAACAAGACACATTCCCAAATTCTGCGAGATGAATTTATGCCGACCCAAAGCGTCTTAATTCCATGCAGTATCTCGAAGGGCATGTTCAGCAGCGAGGTTGCTGCCGAACTACTCATTGAGGGCGTTTCCATTTCGCTCTTTGCTGACCAATCACTAATCATCGACATTGGCGGTAAGCCACATCTCAAGGTCACGTTCGCTGGCGAGAGTGGAAAACCCCAAAACAAAACGGTCTTGCTTCCATCGGAGTCTTTTGAGACAGGATCGCGTTGGGTGAGTGTTCCAGAGCAACTTCTGGTGGCCGCTTAGCCTCACTTATCAAGTTTCTCCAAACGAATTTTCCAGAGACTTGAAAATAACTCTTGCACAAACACGCAACTTGCACCAACATCCAAGCAACATGAAAACAGACATGGTTAAAAACGCATTTGGGAATCTAGCCAAGCTTGAGTCCGGTTTCCTCAAAGTAGCACTCGCCACCCAACACGCACTCAACGCAACGGAATCACTGGTTGCCACTTTTGATAACCTCACCCGCGAGCACACCGCATTTCAAAGCTTTTCCCAATTGGTCCACGCGGAGGGGGATTATTTTCCAAGCCTCCATAAAGCCCCGGAAGGCGAATATGACAAAAATGAATTGGTCTTTTTCGCCTGTGGGAGAACAATCACCCGTGAATTGCAGTATGCGGAATTGGATTTACTGGCACTCGCTTACGACATGGCACAGGAAGCACGGGGAGACAGCCGCCGCGCACATCGCTCTTAAATTTATGCTGCGCTCCCGTCTTTTTTTACAGCATTGCGGTTGTGACAACTGCGAAGCAACCCGCAAACACAACCGCCGCCAACGCAACATTTTCTTTTTCATCACGCTCCCCCTGTCCATCGCAGCGCTTTATTTTGCGTGGATTACCTTTTTCTCTTGACCAATAAGACAACCCGCACCAAAACAAAAACCCACGCAAACCAGTAACCAAAACTGATAACCTACCAAGAAACATGAGCACCAAAGAAACCTCACTCCGCGCAATGGCAGAGCACAAAGCGGATGGCATCACCAAGTCAACGACATTCCGCGTTGACCCTAATTTGATTAAGTTTGAAAAAGGCTTCAACCTCCGCGAAGACAACGACGAGTTGAGCCTCCACATTGACCGGCTTGCCGCTGCGATGCTGGCGGGCGCGTTCATTCCCCCGGTTGACGTTCAAATCAACGACAAAGGCGAAATCATCGCCCGTGATGGTCACTGCCGCACCAAGGCGGCAAAGATTGTCAAAAAGAAAATGCCAGAATACACCCTTGAGTGCAGGCAGCTTCGCGGCAATGAAGTTGACGCCGTGTTGCACATGCTTGGTACCGGCAGCGGGCAAAAGCCGCTTACACCGTTGGAACAGGGTCGCGGCTACCTCCGCTTGGTCAAGATGGGGTTGAAGTCCCAAGACATTGCCGACAAACTCGGCGTGTCCCGCGTCACGGTGGATAACGGTTTGACTCTTGCGGAAGCCCCGGTTGAGGTGCAACAGATGATTTCCAACGGCGAAGTGTCCAGCACTACCGCCCGCGAAGCGCTCAAACAGGGACCGGAAGCGGTTGAAGCGCTTAAGAAGGCAGCAAGCGAAGAGCGGGCGAACCCCACCCCAACAAAGGCGGGCAAGAAATCCACCAAGAAAAAGGTCACTGCCAAGAAGCTTCGGGGCACCGCTGCCGACAAGACGACTAAGAAGAAAGGCAAGAAGCCAGCGAAGAAAGAAGCCGCTGCCGAAGTGCCCGCCCCCGGTCCAGCTACACACCTTTTTGCAGATACTGGAGAAATCTTGGTGAAGCTGAAAAAGGAAGGTGCGCAAAGCGCTGTTGACTTCCTCAAGGCGAACGCCCCGGACAATGACCCGGTGCTTAACGAATTTATTGCAACGCTCGAAATGGCGTTGCTGTAATCCGGCAAATCAAATCAAATCGGGGGACCGGACCCCCACAACCAAAAAACAAAAACCAACGATATGAGAACCGCACTACTCGCCATTGCCGCCGCCCTTATTGGTGCCGGTAATGGTCTTCAAGACTTCGCCAATGACGCGGAGAACCCCAATGCCGCACCTGCCACTCCCACGGGTGATGGTGAGGCACCAAAGCGCCGGGGTCGCCCGCCCGGTGCTGCCGCCATTGCGAAAGCCGCAGAACCCGTGCCCGGCGCTGCGGCAGAAGCCGCCGCTGAAGATGACGCAACGCGGTTTGAGCGCAACCGCGCGCTCATTAAGCCACTCGTTGACGCAGCGCAAGGCGAAGACGTAAAGAAGGTCATCGCCAAGTACAGCAAGGACGGCTTGAAAGCCCTTCCCGCCGCGAGTCAGGCGGATTTTGAGAAGGACATTGCCGCGTTGTCCTACTAACACCGCGACACGGACACAACCAAGCCGGGGGTGGGGTTACTAAGCCCCCGGCTTTTCTTCCCCTACAATGTTTTTATTTCTTGCTGTCTTATGCTTTTTGGGTGCGGGGTTTTGTGTTTTCAATGCCATTACATCCGCAACTAAAGGTGAGGAAGATGACGCCGGATTTCATTTCAAGAAGCCAGCGGACAAGAAAGACAAAGCCCCATCGCATGATGCGCTTCACCCGTTAGTCGAAGAAGCGGCCCGCGAATATTACGCGAAATGGCCAGCGCGGGACACGGCACAGAGATTGGCGTTTCAAGACGCTGTGCTGGCGGCAGTCGAAGGTGCGTGGCGGCGAGGCGCATCTAACGGCGAGCTTGAGCAACAAGGCGGAGCGGAGGGCGCGGCGTGAGCACTTGGAAAAAACAAAAGCGGATTGACCTTAACCCGTCCAGTGCGGACAGGTGGACAACTTGCACGGCTTCCCCCCAATTCATTTTGGATAATTGGGACAGGTTGCCAGAGGAAAACCGCGCGTTTGCGGACCCCGGCAACACCGCCCATGAAGTAGCTGCCGCTTTCCTGCAAAACCGCAAGGTGAACTTGGCTCAATGCCCGGTGCCAGTTGAACCGGAAATGAGATGGCACGGGTGGAACTACATGGAATTTGTGGAGAGCCTGATTAAGCCGGGTGGGAAGCTATTGGTTGAGCAACGTTTACCGCTGTTCTACATGGACGGACGCAGCGCCATTGTGGACGCGGCAGTTATCAACCAAGAGGGCATCCACATCGTTGATTACAAGTATGGGGAAGGCATCATTGTTTCCCCCGTGGAGAACTTACAAGCCACGATTTACGCTTACTCTGTGGTGTGGAACACGCGCAAAAGCGGCAACGTGTTTCTTCCCCCGATGGACGGTTTTCCCATTCACGTAACGATTTACCAACCCCGGACGCGCGGAGATGGTGAGCCTTTCCACACTTGGGAAACTACTTGGGGGACAATCAGAAACCGCGCAAACCAGATTGAAGATACTGCGTGCAACATCTTAGCACCACAGGATAAAAAAGATTTGCCTATTGTTTTTGCTCCATCTGAAAAAGCCTGCCAGTGGTGCCCGGCAAAGGGTTTCTGTGAAGCCCGGCAGCGGGAGCTTGTGAAAGACTTTGAAGAGTTGGAAATTCTATCACCTGACAGAGCACCAGTGCTACACAGGGGCGGGGTGCTCACCGAAAAGCAACTTGCCGCGATTGTGAGGCACGGGGATGAAATCAAGAAGTGGATAGACGATGCACAGGCTTTTGCGCTCCAACACATGCGGGCGGGCGGGAAGATTGAGGGTTTCAAACTAGTTACTTCGCGCGGCGGAAATCGCTATTGGAGTGACCCGGTGAAAGCAGCAAAGTATTTGCAGGAAGACACAATTTTGCGGAAGGAAGAGTTATTCAGCGAACCAAAGGTTGTTGGACCCGCCGCCGTTGAGAAGCTACTAGGCAAAGGGAAAATCCCCGCCCGTGCGTTCAACTTGATTGCAAAGCCACCCGGTCAACCTGTTATTGCTCCCGAAGATGACCCTCGCGAAGCGTGCTTTATTGACGGGGCGAAAGAGTTTACCAACTTGGACAGTTTAGACCAATTCTAATGCCTCGCAAACTTACCACCTACAAACGTCCATCCATTGCCAAGCAAGTTGAAATTGGCTTTGGGACGGAAGAGCAACTAAAAACACTTGCCGCTGACTTGGAGAAACGCGGTGCGTGCAACAAGACGCTCAAGAAAATCCGCAAAGCACTTGCCAAGCGATTTCCGACAACGCCATGAAACTTTTTCAAGTAAATGAAGCCAACTACATTGCCGTTGATTCGGTGGTGTCCATCACGATGGAACCCAAGTGGGCTATTGTGATAACTGATTCGGGGGTTAAACACCGGATTACCTTGGAACAGGCAAGGGTGTTGCTTTCCTGCTTTGAGGTTATTAAACCCATCGTAGATGTTACCGATAACACAAAACTGATTCAGCTTAGTAACTAACAACCAAACCAAACACATACCATGTCAAACGAAAAAGACCCCGGAATTATCACACTCCCGAACGTGCGCCTGTCCTTCCCGCACCTGTTCACCCCACACGCTATGGAAGAGGGACAGGAACAAAAGTTCTCCGCTACCTTCCTTTTCGACAACAACGAACACGCTGCACTTCTTGACAAGATTGACGCACAGATTGACCGGCTTGCGCTGGACGAGTTTAAGAAGAAAATCAATTTCAAGCGGTGCCTCCGCGACGGAAACGAAAAATCCGAACTGGAAGGCTATGGGGACGGCAAAAGCTTCCTCACCGCCAGCAACAAAGCCCGTCCGGGTGTTGTTGACCGTCGCCTTAATCCAATTGTGGAATCAGACGGCATCATTTACGCGGGGTGCTACGTCAACGCGACAATCCGCCTGTGGGTCCAAAACAACCAATGGGGGAAGCGGGTCAACGCTCAACTCCGCGCTGTCCAGTTTGTGAAGGATGGGGAAAGCTTTGGCGCGGGTCCGGTGGACGCCACCAAGGAGTTTGAGGCAATCGACACAGAAGACGGCGGCGGCACAATGGCACCCCCGGCTTCTTCGGGACGTAGCCGGTCCGGTGGCGGCAGCAAGCCACCTACCAACTTGGACGATTACTAAGTTGTGCCAAAGACAATCAGCAAAGGCACAGGAAAGACCAACAACCGCAAACTCCCATTGCTCCTAAGACTAGCGCGCAAGCTTGGCGTCAAGTTCAAGGGACGAAAGTAACTTTTTTGGTGTGCTTTCCTTAATTATGCGGACTATCCAAATTGTCCAGCGGGCGCGAAGCACCGTAAGCCGGTGACAGTAGAAGGAAAATCCCGTATAACCTACGGAGCGAAACAACCGGACCAAAAAATATAGTAACATGCCCCAACGTCTTCACATAGATCTTGAAACATTCTCCGAAGTCGATTTGAAAGACGTTGGGGCTTACCGCTATGCCTTTGACCCAAGCACGGAAATACTTTGCGCTGCAATGGCATTGGGGATGAAGCACCGTGGATTTGGAAAGCAGGAATAAAAGAGGGAGAGTCAAACGAATTTGACAAGTATCTTGACGCCTTGGAAGACCCGGAAACGTTGGTCTATGCGTTCAGCGCCCAATTCGAGATAGCCATATCTTCCGCGCTTATGCTCAAGACGTGGGGCATTGAGCCGCCGCATATCTCCCGCTGGCGTTGCGCCATGTCACTGGCCCGCCGCGCTGCTTTACCGGGGAGTCTGGAAAAGTTGGGGGAAGTGTTGGAGCTAACCACGCAAAAAGACAAAAAGGGTAAGGTGTTGATTCGCAAATTTTGCCAGATGCAAAAAGCGAAGGAAGCCACATTGAAAAAACCAGCGTTGCCGGTGCGCCGAATCTACCCACAGGATGAACCGGAAGCGTTCGCGGAGTTGCTGGAATACTGCAAAACGGACGTACTTGTTGAGCGTGGGGCAACCAAGTTGCTAAGTTACTTTGACGAACCAATCAACAACGCCAATTACACGTTACATGAAACCATTAACGCTCGCGGGGTTGCTGTCAATTTGGATGCGCTACGACACGCCCAAACCCTTATTGACCAAGAAACCGAAATTGTTGGAGCGCGTTTTCGACAACTCACCGGATTTGAATACACCCAAAACAAGGTCTTTATTGAGTGGCTACATTCGCAAGGGTGCCACCTAGATAACCTCCAAGCGGAGACGATTGACACTCTGCTAGAGAAATACGAAGACGTAAGGGATGACCTTGCGTGTGACTGGCTTGCTGCGCTCCGCATGAAGCAATCCGTTGCTTACGTGTCTATTAAGAAGGTCCAAACGATGCTGGATTGCGCTGGACCGGGCGACAACCGAATCCGGGGGATGCTGAATCACCACGGGGCTACCACGGGGCGAAGCACCAACAGCCTAGTCCAGTTTCAGAACATGAAACGCCCCACGATTAAGGACAGCGAGGGAGCCTATAAAATGATTTGCGAAGGGTGCTCACGGGAGATGCTGGAAATCTGTTATGGTCCGGTGTTGGAAGTCATTAGTTCGTGTATAAGGCACTTTGTTCAAGACGTATGAAAATAGTACTAACTAATAAGTCAGACACCCCAATCCCGTATTTGCTTCGCTGCGAAGGGGAAAAGGTAGGATATATCTACTATCTCCCTCCCGGTGATGCCACAGAGTGTCATTCTTTGCATACACACATGGGCGGGCTTGTATGCGTCACAAGTTACGAAGGTATATGCTCATTTAGCTATCTGGACTTTCCTCGTTTGGAAATTACCTATGTTTCCAGAAAATGACCCGTCCCCTTTTTGACGCTGACTACGCTGCCATTGAAGCCCGCATTGTATGTTGGCTCGCGGGACAGGAAGATGCATTGGACGAATACCGGCAAGGCTTGGACCGATATAAAACGATGGCGTCATTTATCTTCAGGGTGCCCTATGAGGAAGTAAACAAGCACCCGCAACGGTTCATTGGGAAACAAACCATCTTGGGTTGCATCGCAGAGGGGGAGCTTGTGCTAACTGATTTTGGGCTTGTTCCAATTGAGAAAGTTTGTTGTTGGCACCGCGTTTGGGATGGGGTAGAGTGGGTAAACCATGATGGAGTTATCTACCAAGGACACAAGGAAGTTATCACACACCAAGGGCTTACCGCAACCCCATGCCACCAAGTCTTTATCCGTGATAGCATGGGACTTGAACGAACAACCAATTTACGGAGTGCGAGGGAACAGAAGCAAAGGTTGCTTGTTTCTGGAAAAGGAGGGGCACCGATTCGGACGGTGGAAGCTGATAAGCAAACAAGTTTACCTTCGGAAACAATACAGGGTTGCCAAGGTGCAATGCGTGTGTGGAACAGTGACATTTATAGACCACAGAACCTTAGCGCGCGGCGCAAGCTTGGGGTGCGACCCATGCGCGCACAAGGAAAGACAAATCAGACGTGCCCCCAAGTGGTTGGTGTCGCGGATGCAAGCAGCGAAGGACCGTTGCACCAATCCAGACAACCAAGCGTTCCACTGGTACGGGGGGCGTGGAATCCAATTTCTATTCCCTTCCGCTATACAAGCAGCCCATTGGGTGATGGACAACTTAGGCTTGAAGAGACACCTAGAGCTAGACAGGAAGGACAACGAAGGACACTACGCCCCCGGAAACCTAAGATATGTCACGCGGAGAACACAAATCCTAAACCAGTCAGTTCCAAAAATAAATCTGCTTTACCTAGCCCCGGAATGGCCCTATTGCGAGTTCACGGTGAGGAAATACCTAACTCTTGGGATGGACAGGGAGCAAATACTAGCGAAAGCGAGGCAATCAGTAACAGAGAAACGCAAGGGTTGGAGAACCATTCAAAAAAGATTGTTGCAACTTACGACATTTTGAATGCGGGACCGCGCCACCGTTTTACAGTGTCAAATGTGCTTGTCCACAATTGCGGCTTTGGCATGGGCAAAGGTGGGGAAAAGTTCGTGCAAACGTGCTGGAAGCTTGGACGCTACAAATGTGAGTTGGACCTTGCCCGGCTCGCCGTGACAGCCTTCCGCGAGAAACATGCACGGGTTGAAAGCTATTGGTATGACGTGGAGAACGCGGCACAGCGGGCGATTGCGCACCGTGGGGAGATAGTCAGGGTGTCGAATAAGCGGCTTGGACCGTACAAGGTGCCAGTGCATTTCCTGTATGAGCACACCAACGGTTTGCCTTTTCTGTTTTGCAAACTTCCGTCTGGTCGCAAACTGGCTTACCCACGCCCCCGGCTTGTTCCCTCACCGAAGTTTGAAGGCAAGCTTGCAATCAAGTTTTTCGGGCACATCATTGGGACACAGTGGGGCGACGTTGACACGTACGGGGGAAAATTGGTGGAAAACATCACCCAAGCGGTTGCCGCTGACATTATGTGTCAGGGTGCCCACAACGCCGAAGCAGACGGGTTTGGCATCATGGCATTAATCCATGACCAAGCACTAGCATACAAAACCCCCGGCCAACGAGCGGAAAGGTTTGTGGAGTGCTTGACCGATATGCCCGCTTGGGCGGATGGGTTGCCAATTGAAGCGGAAGGCGGGGAAGTGCCTTTTTACAAGAAAGATTGAAGATTTCTCTTGCGTGTTGGTGCAAGACGTGAAAACCTTTTCGCACCATGATTCCCAAACCCGTTTTTCAAAAATTCTGGCTTTCCCTTCCCCAACTTATGCGTTTTCGCGTATTGCATAATTTTAGATACGCTTGCCTACGCGAGTGTTTTCAGCCATATATCCATAAACGGAAAAACCAACGTAGGCTTTGGAAATGGGCGATTGCTGTTGCATATTTTGAGGCATGACCAAATCACCACGCCAGCGCATCCAAACACTTTTACGCATTCACGGCGGACGCTGCTTTATCGTTGCCAGTTGTGACGGCTTCAAATTATTTGCCCAAGAAGCGCAGAAGATGGAAAGCGAAGGGCTTGTGACAACAACAAGAAAATTCACTGCTACCCCCGCTGCGGGTGAAAACTCTGGCATGGAAATTAACTCAACATGAAAAAAGACCCTCTTGAAAAGGTAATCGAAAAGAAGGTGTGTGACCATGCGAAGCAACTGGGTTGCTTGGTCTATAAGTTCACCAGTCCAAGCCGCCGAAGTGTCCCGGACAGGCTATTCATCATGCCGGGGGGCAAAGGGGTTTTCTTCATTGAGTTTAAGCGAAAGGGTTGCAAGCCCACCGCTGGACAGGAAATCGAAATTGCCAAGATTCGGGCACAGGGGACACAAGTATTTGTGATTGATAACGTGGATGAAGGAAAGCGGCATGTTATCTCTATGGTTGAATGGGGTAAACCCGCCCCGAACTTGGACGACTATTAATTATGACACCCGTAGATTTCCCACAATCCAACATAACTCTAGGTGCTCCCTCTGACTTAGACGAGAGCCAATGCCAATCAATTCGCGCGTGTCACGTAGCTTATCAGGGTGGAAACCTTGACGGCGCTAAAGCGACTATTGTTGCTTGGCAACCATCGCCAGAAGACCTACATAAACTCATGGACGGAAGCCCAATCTTTATTGGCTTTCTTGGTGGGGTGCCTCCCCACTTTGTTGCCGCTCAATTCCCCGAATGAAATTTACTCCCGTTGAACCACAGGTTAGGATTAAGGACCATCTGCTAGAAAGCAAGGATTCGCTCTTGTTTGTCGGCATGGGCATTGGCAAGTCTGCCGCCTGTTTGGACACGCTCAACACCCTTTTTAGCGAAGCCAGCGCTCACGGGGCTTTGGTTGTTGCCCCGTTGCGGGTCGCCAATTTGACTTGGCCGATGGAGGTAAGGGATTGGGATGAATTTAGTTGGATGAAGGTCGCCAATCTACGCACCGAACAAGGACAGCGGGCTTTCCTCAACGGGAAGGCGCATATCTACACAATCAATTATGAGGGGATGAACACCCTTGTTTCGCTTGTTGAGCGGCGGGGGAGAAAGCCTTTGCCTTATGACGTGGTAATTTTTGACGAGTTGACCCGCGCAAAGAATCCGGGAGCAAAGCGGATTAACCATTACCGCCGCAAGGTGCCCCGCGTGGAACGGCAATGGGGGTTGACCGGCACACCAATGCCTAATTCGTGGCAAGACCTGTTTGCACAAGTCCGGTTGGTGGATGGCGGGGAGCGCTTTGGAAATAACTTTTTGGAGTTCAAGCGCACTTATTTCTTCGCGCCAGAACAGAACCAGTTTGCCCCGCAGCGCGGCAAACGCGAGGCTTGGCGTCCAAAGGCAACCACTGTTGCAACGCTGGAAGGGAAGATTGCGGACATAACGGTTACGCTGAAAAGCTCCGATTGGTTGAACATCCCGGACACCCACTACGAAGACGTTGATATTACCTTTTCCCCCGAATTGCAGAAACAGTATCACACATTGGAAAGTGATTTGGTGATGCAACTTAGCCGGGAAAAGGTGCTCAACGTCGCCAACGCTGCCGCCCTTGTAACCAAGTTGCTGCAATTCACTTCGGGGCACATCTACGATGAAGAGCGGGGGGTGCATCACGTCCACCATTTGAAGTTTGACGCACTTAAGAAAATTGCCAAGGACGAGAACCAACCATTGTTTGTGGCATCCATTTTCAAGCACGAGCAAGACCGCATCCGGCATTTGTTCCCGCAAGCCAAATTCTTTGCAGACGCGAAAAACGAAAAGACACAGGAAGCAATGTTGAGCGAGTGGAACGCCGGGAAAATCCCCATGTTGGTTGCACACCCGGCAAGTGTGGGTCACGGATTGAACTTCCAGCATGGCGGCAGCGTAATTGTTTGGATTACACTTACCTATTCACGGGAGTACTATGAGCAAATGATTGCCCGTCTTGCCCGGCGTGGACAAAAGAGCGTTACAAAGGTTTACCGGCTAATTGCACCGGGGACGGTGGATGACGCCGTTGCGGAAGCATTGGCGAACAAAGCGGAAAACGAAGCCCGGCTAATCTCTGCGCTGCAAATGTTGGAATCTTACAGAGAGCAAAAAATATGAAAGGGGGTGATGAATTATGTTCCTATGTTCCGGCTGTGGGCAATACCACGGGCAAGGCGAATGCACGGGGGCTAAGTAATGCCGCGCAAACGTCCAACCCGGATGCGCGGCAAACAGCTTAAACACACTATGAACACCAGAAAACGCACAGGAATTTGTGTCACTAGGTATTGCAGAAAGCCACAGTGCAAAAGGGGCGGGGGCTATTGTAGCGGGTGCAAGATGCGCGTTTGGCGGGCTTGCAACCCACTAAAGGCGAGACTGGCTAACCTACGCAAACGGGCAAAAGCAAATGGTGTCCCTTTCGATTTAGACATTGAGTGGCTTTACACCTTTTTGGAAGCCAATGCGTATGACCCCAAGATTCACCACATAGACCGAAAAATTACTTGGGGTGGCTACACCAAGGGAAATTTACAGGTTCTCCCTTACAGCGAAAACATTGCCAAAGGGAACAGGGAGCGGCACGGGCAAGCCCACATGTTCTAAGGAGAGAAAACTTGCGTTGCTACTGCCGCACTCGCGCCGGTCGCGGGTTGGCTTACTCCAATTGCCCCGGCAACAATTTGGGCACCAACACTGGCAGCGCCTTTCCAGTGAGCACGCGCAACAGCGCTGTGCTTCATGTCAGTGGCGGAAAATCGAAAAGGACCATCCACAAGCTCAACGCTCTTGTAGTCGCCCCAAAATCGCGCTGTGCCCCTTGGGGTGGGGATTGACGTGCAACCACCCACCAAAAGAGCTAGGAGGGGCAAAAGCGCGAGTTTCACGGGCTGCTAGTAACGGCGTCCCCCGCGAGGCATGTAACGGTCTGCCGCCCTTTTCAAGATCGCATCGCGCCGGGATTCGTAAATTGCGATGGCAGCTAGCACCGTTGCCCACCCCGCCAACCCGCAAAGGAAGCCAGCGCCCGCCCAAATCTGCCAATGAGCCTTGGCAGCAAATTCGGGGACAAAGAACCAAAGCAGGGCACCGGGGAGCACTGTGCCACAAAACGCGCTCCCGATAACACTTGAGCCAGTCTTGAGCCATGAACGCCCTTTCTCGCGGGCTTCAAGGAAAATGATAATCGTGCCAAGCATTGCGCCCACGATTGCAAATGCGTCCGGGTTTGCAGCGGCTTGGATTGCGGCAAGGGTAATAACTGCTGTTAGCGCGCTGGCAAGAAGCGGAGATGACATAGAATGTGCGTGAATGTGCGGAGAAGTTGCGTTCATATAGAAATTTGCTTTTTAGGGCAACAGTGTTTTTGACTTATTGGGTTGCTTGAAAGTGCATCGCATCGCGCGACCAAAATGCCCCGGCAGGCAACCAACCTTCACGCGCGAATGCCTCCATCACACCAAGAGGCATCCGCGCCGCAACCGGCCAATGGGCTTTGTTCCCATTCTTTGACGCCCACAAATCTATTGCAGCCCCCCGCGCGTGTAGGGATGGAGTGTTACCGCCGCGCATAGAACGATTGTTGTAACAGCCACCATAAACGGCAACAACATCGGGGAAGACGCTATGCGCCCCAGTGAGCGCACGGGAAAGCGAAGCCGCAACTTTTGCATGGCAGCGGATGGTTTTGATTCGTTTGCCTTCATAAAACATTGGAGCGGGAGCGGGGAGGTTTACAAGCTTTGACTCATCACCAGCGCGCCCATAAAAAGCAGTAAGCGCCGCCTGTGATGTTTTCGGCCAAGGGTTTGGCTTCGGCATTAAAGCGCGTAAATACTTTTGCGTTGCGGCAATGGACTTTGGACCCCAAAACCCGTCTGGATTTGTCCCAACTTTGCGTTGGACTTCCTTGATTTGCGCCGCTGTCACAAATCAGTGTTTTCCAAAGTCACGTCACCAAAGTCAGACGCTTTCTTTTCTTCACCCGTCGCGTTGTCCTTTACAAGCCACTCACCACTTGGCGCGTTCCCAACTTTGGTGTATTTCTTGCCGTTCGTGGACTCTGACTTTTGCGCGGATTTTGTAGCGGTCTTCATGGTGCGTTCAACTTAGTTTACTTCAAGAATGACATAATTGTAAGTGCTGTTGTCACTACCGCCGCCCGTGGCGGTAAACCCTGTTGCGGCAGTGGGGACAATATCAGGGTTGCCCGCCCGCGTGCCGCTAACCGTTTTCACGGTCACGATAATGACGCTGTTGGCTGTAACACTGGTGTTTAATACAGTGGCAGCGCCAGAAGCCAAGGCAAATGTTCCCGCTTTCATATTGCTCCCGCTTGTGATTGCTACTTGGTTGCAGTTTAGCTTTGTGGCTGTCAACGTGTCTGTGGAAAAAGAAAGGTCTGAATCTTGACTAATCACGTTGCCTGCACCCTCAAAAAACAGCCGCCCAACGGTGCCGGAAGTAACCGGCGTTGTGCCAACGGCGAAGCTGCCAACCCCCAACACCACGCTTGCACCGTTGATACGCGCTGTTAGTTCATTGGCAGTTGAATCGTACCACAAATCTCCGTTGGAGGGGCTTGACGGGTCGCCAGCAACAGCGCCCACGTTCAACCCGGAATTGGTGCCATTGGGGTTGAAGACTTGGCTAACCCCATCGGGGAAACCCAAAGCCCCGGTGTCTGACAAAGTGAGCACCCCGCCGCCTTGAACAGTTTTTGCGCCAGTCCCGTCCGCGCGGAGAATCACGTTATCAGTTGTTCCCGTGGCACCGTTGATTTCCGTAGTCAGTGAGCCGCCAGAAAAGGCCAATCCCGTCCCAATGGTGACACTGGACCAAGCCCCCGCCCCACTTCGGTAATAAATGTTGTTGGTGCCAGACAGCGCAGCAATGGCGGTTAAGTCAGCGTCCAATGGTTGATAACCGGCAGCGGCAGCGGCAACGGTCAAATACGTTGCGGACAAATCCGCGATGCGGGCGGCAGCAAGTGTGCCTGTAATGCTTCCAAAGCCGCCAAGGGCAAGTGTCCCATTGGCAAGTTGGACGTTCGCAGACAGCCGCGAATCCGAAAGCGAACCACTCGAAATGTTGGACGCATTCAGAGCCGTAAGCGCGGACCCATTCACCGCCCCAAAGGTGCCACCAGTTACAAAGCTGCCGCTGATTGTGCCACTGCTAGGTGTTCCCAAAGCCCCATTGAACAGCACAGGTGCCCCGGCGCTGCCAGTATTGACCCCCAAGGCTGTTGCGATGCCTGTTCCAAGGGAAGTAAGCCCCGTGCCGCCTTTGGACGCTGGCAAAGCCGTGGTGAGCGCCGAAGCAAGGTTTGCCCCGCTTGGTGTGGCGAGGAAGGTGTTTATGCCCGTGCCCGGCGTAACAAAGGCGATGGAATTAAGCGTGCCGCTAACGCCAGCGGGGACAGTCAACGATGCCGTTCCATTGGTGAAAGAAAATTGGTTGGTTGTGCTCCCAATGGTGATTGTCCCGGAATTGCCTGTTGCGGGTGACGCGAGAATAACAGAACCACTGCTAGAGCCTCTGGCGGTAAGGGACGTGCCGGAAACATCCGCCAGCGAAGTGAAGTAGTTGGCAACCAAACCGCCGTCACTTGGGACGCGCACAACTGTCCCACCGGGGTTGCGGATATGGAATAAATCCACGCTCCCCGTGTTGGCAGTAACTTCAAAAATGAAAGGTTCGGCAACTGGTTCTGTGGATTGCATCCAAAGCCCGAATTGCCCGAAAGTCCAAAGCCTGTCAGCGGTTAGCGTTGCGTTGGTGTCAACCCCACTGGTTGCTTCAATTGTTCCACCAGAGAAACCCAAACCGTCCCCAATGGTGACGGGTGCCCAACTGCTAGTCCCCGCACGGTAGTAAATCGTATTGGTGCCTGTCAGCGCAGCAATAGCGGTCAAGTCTGCATCCAATGGTTGATAAACGGAAGAAAGGCTTGGAATGTCGGCAGCAACCAACGCGCGAAATGCGGGGGTGGCAGCGCTGCCGGTTGTGGGACCGGCAAAGATGGTGTTGGCGCTCTGCGAAGCCAGAGAAACAGCAAGGGTGCCAGATGTGGTAATGGGCGAACCGGATAAGCTGAAAATGCTTGGCACGGTCATTGCAACACTTGTTACGGACCCTGTGCCAGTTGACCCGGACAACGTGCCACCCGAAAAGGTCAACCCTGTGCCAACAGTAACAGGCGTCCACGTTGCCGCCCCGCTTCGGTAGTAAATCGTATTGGTGCCTGTCAACGCAGCAATAGCGGTCAAGTCTGCATCCAATGGTTGATATGCTGCCGCTGCCGCTGCCGGGGTCAAATAGGTTGCGGACAAGTCGCCAACCCGTGCGGCAGCAAGTGTGCCGGTTGAAATGTTGGACGCATTGAGCGCGGTTAGCGCGCTGCCGTTCACCGCCCCAAAGGTGCCCCCGCTTACCGCACTGCCACTTAGCCCCGTGGCATTGGTAAGGACAAGTGCGCTTGGTGTTCCAAGGTCCGGGGTAATAAGTGCCGGGGAATTGGCGAACACCAATGCGCCCGTGCCAGTTTCACCAGTAACAAGGGAAGCAAGGTTTGCACTGCTAGGCGTTGCTGTAAAAGTGTCAAACCCGCTGGCGCGAGTAACCGCCGCCCATGAAGTCAAATCCGCGTCCAATGGTTGATAGCTGGAAGCGGCAGCGGCAACTGTCAAATAGGTTGCGGACAAGTCGCCAACTCGCGCAGCTGGCAACGTTCCTGTGATGCTTCCAAAGCCATTAAGGGCAAGTGTCCCATTGGCAAGCTGGACATTAGAAGAAAGCCGGGCATCCGCGAGGGAGCCGGTAACACTGCCAAAGCTAGAAAGGGCAAGTGTGCCGTTTTTCAACTGGACATTTGCCGAAAGATTGGCGTCCGGGAGCGAACCTGTAATGCTTGAAAAGCCCGCAAGCGGGAGCACCCCGGCAAGGGACAACTTGAGATTCAGCGCACTTTGTAAATCAGTTTGATTTGAAAGGGTGCCACCAATTCCGCCCCAATTGGTTGCCCCGCCCGAACTCATCATAACCACGTTTGTTCCGTCCCAACCGAAAGCTTGACCTGTGACGGGGGTTACACCAAACGGAGTAAAGGGACCGGATGCGGCTTTGCGCTGGAATAGAAATTGCCCCGTGGTTGGGGGTGCCGCCTGCAACTGTGGGTTGCAAGAAACTTGGCAAAGTGCCAGTGCTGCCAGCGTGGTTAATCGGATTGTGCTTCTCATTGGTTTACTTCTTTTTTGGTTCTGCGCTGTGTGCCGCTTGCTTCGCTTCCAACTCAACAAGCTCTTTTTTCAGCCGGGCAATCTTCCGCTCTTTTTCGGAAAGCCCTTGCTCTGCGGCTTTGGCTTTGACCGCTTCCGCATCACCAGATTCCGCAAGCGCGACCAACTCCGCGCGCTTTGATTCTGCAACGAGTTTCTCAAACTCAAGTTCTCCTTTCGCGGATTCAAGTTCGCCAACACGCGCTATGGTCGCGGTGTCAATCGTCCCCGCGAGCGCGGCAAGTTCGGCTTGGGTGATAGGTTTTGGAAGTTCTCCAAAGTCTTGCGCGGAGATTCCGCGAAGGGTGCCGTTGGCGTTGAATGTGATTACAATGCGTTCTAGTGACATAGTGGTTTATCCGATTCTCCAATTTGTTCCATCCGCGAAAACAGGGACAACATTTGCGCCGCCACCTGCAACCACAGCGCCGATGCCTGCTGTGAGCGCCGCGTTGGAATCCGTGACGTAAGCAGTGCGTCCCGCCGTTGCTGTTGGCAGCGTGCCAACCGTGAAAGCGCCAAGGGAGATGTACCCGCCAACACTGAAATTTTGACTACCGGCAGAAGATAGGTTTCCCGCAGTGCTTACGCTCCATTGAGCACCATTTGACCCAAAGGAAAAAGCACGGCCCGCCGCAGATTGAACAAAGATTGTGGAACCATTACCAAAGTTTGCTATCGTCAACCCATCTGATAAAACAAGATTTGTCCCGGTAGCCGCACCAATGTTGGGTGTTGCAAGCGTTGGCGAAGTCGCCCGCACAGGCGCACCGCTCCCCGTTGCGGTAGTCCACACCGCCAATGCGGACGCACCGCCACCAACAAGAATTTGCGTTGTCGCGCCATTCGCCGCAGCGCCAAGCACCACAGAACTTGCCGGGGGTGCGGTCAACACGATTGCGCCAAGCGTTATCGTGCTTGCTGCCGAATAGATTGCGCCTGCTTTACTGACTGAAAAGTTATCCACCCCGCCAACTTGCAATTGGATAAGCAGAGATGCAGGGTTTGAGGCGGTATCAGTGAGGCTTGCGTAAATTAGTGATGGGGCACCCGTGGTATTCCATGTTGCCGTTGCAAAGATGCCAGAAGCAGAATCAGAACCAGTAACATTTGATTCCAAGATAATCACACCAGACAAGCCACTTGTGCCAACACCGGATAAATACAACCCCCCACCAATATCCACACTCGCCGAAATGGTTGTGCCGATTCCTTTCAGATAATTCCGGCCAAGGTAATCGGTAACAATCCCGTCATCCGGCAGAACAACGAAAGGTTGACCGCTTAGTGTGGGTCCAGAACCCGTAAGCGTCAAAGATGTGTCTGAATCAACCTCATTTACTGTAAGTGTAACCCCACCAACGTTGATGTGGTCGCCGTTTGAAACTTCCGTGGTAAAACTGGTGCCGCTCCCGGTAACATTAGGACCGGAAACTGAAATTGTGCCTGTGGCGTTTGTGGCTTGCACACTTGCCATTGCGGATGCGGCAATTCCAATGCCAAGCCCCGCGAGCTTTAAGTTTCCGTTTGGGTCAATGCTTGCCAACACCGTGCCCGCGCTGTTTTTCCACTCTTGAAGTTTTGCGGTCTGTCCGCTCGCACCCGTAACCGTTGCCACAACCGTTGCGGCATTGGTGCTAGTGAAATTGCCAGCGGCAAAGCTGACATTGCTTGTTGGGCTTAGTCCCAGTGTCGTAAGCATTGCGGCAACGTTCGCAGACTCCATGAACGTCTTTATTGCGGCGGATGTGATTATATCAGGCATTGGGGCTAAAAGGCGGGTTGAAGATAAAGAGAAACCCCATCCGGTTGCAAGTAGTTTGAAACCCCATCCGGTTGCAAGTATGTGTCATCACTTGGAACCGCGTTCATCGGTGCATCACCAGCAACAGCACCGGACGAATAAACCCGAAGGTTTGAGCCATCCGAAGTAATGGAAAAAGCTATTTGCGCGGGGACAGCCATTTTTACGAAGTGGCATTCAGCGCAACAGTGCCAATCAACTCGCCGTTCTGGTAAACCTCCAAATAGCTTTCATCGTCTGAAATTGCGAAGGTCAACCCTGCCATTCGTGGCGCGTCAATGGTGATTGTTGCGGGTTGGTTGACAGGCATTACAAGCATGGCATCCGCAATTGCGGCTGTGATTGTTTGCCCGTCCTTAACTAAAACAACGGTAAGTTTTACGTCCGTAAATTGCAATCCGTCCAGCAACTCCCGGACACCTGTTGAAGTAAGGTCTAGGTTGCCTTCCGAAAACGGGAGAATAACTAGATTCCCGCCCACGCTTGCCGTTGTTACGTCTGCCGCAAACTTTACCCAATAGCCACCCGTGCCGTTGGGTATTACTGTTGCTGCTTTGTCCGCTGCCGTGAGAGCAACAAGAATGGCGTATGCGCCGCCCGCGTAGTCGATAAACTCCGTTTCATCGCCGTCAACGGTCAACGTGAAAAAACCGTTATCCACAGACGGGGACAGCACAAGCTCCCAAAGCCTTCCGCTGACTTGGGTGAATGTGTTTACCGGCGTTGTGTCCCCCGCTGTCCAGTCTGCCGGGACAATGCGGGCGGGTGCCACTTCCAAGACCTCAACCCGATACTGTGCCGGGGTGTCTACCGTGCCGGGGGTGATTTCAAAAACCAATACGTTGGAAAGCGTGTTGCCTTGGAAAGTGGCTGTTGGCAAAGCCCAAATCCCCGGTTGTACGAGGGAGATAATGTAAGACCCATTGCCACCCTCAACGGTGCAGGATGCAAAGGCATAAACAAGCGCGGCTTCAACTTCCTCCTTGGTCGCGCGTGATGCAATCGCCGTTGACGTGCCGTAAGTGGTTGTTAGCTGCCAAAAGCCAAGGGTGGGGCGACTGTTGGATTTCCCCACCAATAAACTAATTTGATACGTGGACAAATCCACCGCAGCAAGTGAGCCGTCCGCGCACTCACTCCACCCGCGCAACTCAATGGGAACAACGTTCCCAAACACCAACGGAGGCAAGAAAAGCGGTGCGTCCGGGGTGCCGGGTCCGGTGATGAACCGGCTTTGGTTAATGAGCGCGTTTAGCTTCATTTCTTGGGTGAAACAATCACACCTTCAAGGGGTTCGCTTCCGGGGAGTTGTGTGGAGATGGGTTGCACGTCCACACTTTTTCCAACAGGGGCGGCACCAACGGCGGGGATGTTTTTCCGCAAAGATTCAAACCCAACGATTTCCAAAAACTCGCGTCCTTTTTCAGCAATCAACTTTACTTCCTCGTATTCGTCCAAGCTTGCTTTCAAATCTTCCGGGGTGAGATGAAACTTGGTGCCACCAGCAACAACCACAGTCCCAAGCTTGGTGAGCGTTTCAGCTTCGCTTACCAGCCGCTCAAAAATGTCCATTGCTTGTGTCACCCGGTTTTGGATTTGGGGGCGGAAAAGCTGGATAATTGCAACTTCTTTCGAGATTGAGCGTTTTAGGAAAGAAGACTTTTCTGGCATGGTGGCAACGGTTTAACTGAAACTCTCTTGGTTGTCAAACTCTAGTCCATCCTGTCACAACACCCACTGACCGGCGGGGCGCTGTCCGGCCAAGCACGTTTGGCAACTGCATCGTTGCGCGATAGGTGCTTTCCAAGTGGGCAACGTGAGACTTCAAAAAACAATGTCTTTAGCACTCCCGCGCTTGAACACTGTGCGAGTTGCGCACATGCACTGCAAATACGGTGCCTGTCCTTTACTACCCATCGTTCAATTTTGCCTTTTAACTCCATTCAATGATGTACTCGCCACTGACTGCAAAGCCTATGGGAGCGCTGCCGGTGTAGTTCTTGGGGCATCTTCCGCTGATTGGCAAAGACACGCTCCATGTTGAGTGGTCTGGTCCATTTGGCGCACCTTCCCGAATAAGAAAAGTAGCCACCATGCGGGCGGAAGGAAGGTTTAGCGGTGAAAGGAAATCGCGCGTGGTTACATCGTTGCTAACCAACTGAATCAGGCCAACAGCAAGCCCGGCATACTGTCCAGTAAACGCAACGCGGATACCATTCGTTTCCAAAGAGATTTCCAACCCTTCAACGGGGTCTGTTTCTGGTTGTGGGTCTTCTGGTGGGGGTGGTGTGAAACTCGCAACTGCGGTAAAGTTGTGACCCATAAAACTTGGACCCAACGAAGCGGCTAAAGCAATGTCCACAATCCACCCATCTGGATTTGTCCACTTCAAGACAGCGCTGCCAAAGAAGAACGTACCTCCCCCCGCAATAACCGTTTGTTCTTCGTTTACCAAATCTTGCACCCCTTCAATGACCGCTGATATTGCCAGCGTTGCGGGCACAAAGTCTGTAAAGTATGGTCCCTCTTCGTCTATGAAATAGTACGATGGGTCAACATATCCGGGGCGGCAGTTTTTTGGGATGATGTCTAAAATGGTAACTTCACCAAAAAGCGTTTTGTCTTCTATGCCGGGGTCCGTATAAGTCTCCGTCCCGCAAGCCACAGGTGGCAGCGGGTTAAAATCCAGTTCGGGGCTACATGGGCAACACGCGCATTTTCCCCGTGTGTCTCGTTGCGCAAGAACAAACTCGCCCGGCTCAATTAGCGCACGATAACCGCCCCTGCTTGCGCAAATAGCTTGAAAGGAACGGATGCTAAGAAGTGTGCGCCTGCTAAATAAAGCCTTAAAGTTTATATCAAGAACACGGTCACCATAGTTATTATTAATGGTGAGTGACGCCGAAATTGTGTCTACCGTCCAGAGGCTTTCAGTCTGCATTGCATCACTCCAAAGATAAATCGCAAATGTCAATTGTGACGTGCCCACAAGTGAACGCAATGGGGGCTTGAATGCGCGTGCCATTCAACTCCACCACACCCAACAACTCATAACCCGTTGTAGCTGTGTTTGGTTTATCCGGCAGTGGGTCCACGATTACCCCGGCATCCACCCAAAGCATCGTATTGGTGTCCAGCGTTGCATATGCATATATGTAACTAGGCGTTGTACTAATTGGGATTGATGCAGTCTTGCCACGGGAGTTAAAACCTATTGGTTGGCGTCCGTTTATCTTGCCCCACCTCACCCCTATCTGCGGTGAACCCGGCGTTTCTGTACTGTCAAACAACCCAAGATAACAAACAGGGTCTTCCGGTCGCGCGTTGTTGCGAGCACTCACGTTGTATCCTGTTGGCGTGCCTTGCACTGTGAAATCCTTTGGGTTGAACCTGATTAAGTCCCAAAGCACCCGCCGCAGTGTTTGTGCGTCCATGTTGTTTACAGCGAACCGTAAATCTCCGGCAACCAGTTACGTGGACCGCTCAACATGCCTGTTTGCTGTGTTCTGTAATAAACGTTGCCGATGTTCTGGACGCGAATACCAGAGTTTAACCAAGACCGATTTCCCGGCAGCGCTGGCAGGTTAAAGCTTGGGTTAAACACTTGACCAACAGATGCAATGTCCGCTTCGCTTGGATAGTCAAATTCAACAGTTGTTGAGGTAAACGTTTCCTGTGGCATTAGGTAGCTTCTAACGCCTGCAAACCGGCTTGGGGATTGGTCCGGTTCATCCGGGTCAACCACAGGGAACCCAAGAAATTCACCTGTGCGAGCGTCAAATACAGCACCATGCAAAGGTTCTGTTGGGGTGCCCCCTATCTCCGTTGTAAAATCGGGGTGTGACTCAACAGGTTCTTGTGACGTGGTGAAATCAACCGCAATATCCATTTTGGTATCTGCACCCACAAAAGAGGTTGCCTTACCCTCATAGTGCAAATCAATCCTTACATGGTTGCATTGCTCGCCTGTCTCCGTAACGTTCATGGTCATTAAGACCGTGTTGGGGTATTCTTCCGCAATGTCACCTTGTAGGAATGGAATTGCACCTACCAAGACACCTGAATAGCTTTTGTCATAGGTGGCAAAACTGGATTGCTCAACCTTGTAAACTGCACCCGGAATTTTTGTTAGACCGGCGTTTCCAAAGGCGCTCATAAGCTGCTAGTTCTCAAAATTGGCGGGTTTGATTGGAAGCGTGAAACGCCGGGACGCCTTGGGGAGTTTGAAGCGTCACTTGTGGATGGCTCAAGGGACGCGCCGCCTAGTTTTGAGTTAATTTCTTTCAACTCGCGCAATTGTGCCTTGTTCACGTCCAAGACAGACAACCCAAGATAAACCCCGCCGCCGCCGCCAATGGACGTGAGCGAATCCGCGCCAAACGCTGCGCGCCGGGTGTTGTTCTCAATGCTTTGACCGGGGGCATTCGTTTGACTGCTTTTGAATTTGTCAAATGTAGCACCAAGCCCAATGCCTAACTTGTCAATGCGGGCTTGCATCTCTGGATTCATCTTAAACCCATTTTCAGAAAACACCTTTTTAATGGTGTCCGCGAAACTCTCTTGTTCTGCTTTTGCCTTTGCTGCTTTGGCAGCGGTATCAACACCGCTTGCAATCAAGTCCGGTTCCCTCCCACCCATTGCCAAGTCTTTGATTGCCACTCCCGCGCCAGAAAACCCGCCGCGCGAAAACCCGGCAAGGATTTTCCCAAAAGCGCCAACCCACTTATTCATTGTGCCAGCAAACGCAACTGCCGCGTTCACCAATGCCTTGCTAATGTGGAAAGACAGAACAGCACCCAAGGAAATAAACTGATTTTTTACTTCCTCAAATGTCGTTGTAAGCGCGCTGTAAAGCGCATTGGACATTGCCTGATACACGGCGCTAAACAACGTGCTCGCAAACCACCGCAAACGCTCAACAGCATAATCAAAAGCAATTCCAAAACCCTCTTTGATTGTGTCCCAAAGCTTGCCGTCCTTGGCTAGTTGGTAAACGACTCCAACAGCGTTCACCAAAGCTTCTCCAAAATCGTTGCCTGCTTTCACCAAGCTAACCCCAAGGGCACCGTCAAGCAACTTGGAGAGCACCGGGGCAACGCGCTCCATAAGTCCAAGCCAGAAACCGCGAATCTTCTCACCTACCGCCCACAACTTGATTGACACGTCGCGGAAAGTATTCGCAGAACGGTTGAGCGCTTCGGCATTTTCCCCAATAAGTCTCCCGGCAGTTTTTAGCGCAATCCCTTTCTCAACCGCACGGTTGAACAAGTAGAATTGCCCGGCAGCGGCACCCACTCTTTTGCCCGCGTTTGCCATCTCTTCACCAAGGTCCAAAACGTCTTTGATTGCGTCCTTAATGCCTCGTACAAACTTCACCCCAAAAGCTGCCACAAGCGCCGCACCCGCCGCACCCATCGCCGCCTTTACCGCCATTGACATGGCATTTGCAGCACTGATGATAGCTTTCGCTCCCTTCTCGAAAGGACCGGAATCTAGCTCAACCTTTGCGGTGGCTTTGGAGTTACGTGCCATGTCAGTGGACTATGCCTCTTTCTTTCAGCGGGGCAAGCGTCAATTCGGGGTAGGCTAGCCCCCGGCCAAGTTCGTGGTTTACATAGTCATGTAGGCACATACCCCAAGCGTGTAAATCGCCGTTTAGCGGGGGTTCCCACAAATTGCAAAAGCGCTCAAGTTTCTTGTAACAACTGTCACACCCAAGCAACTTTTTTACCGTGGCAAACCAGTTTGCAAGCCAAGCCTTCCGCTGTTCTGGTGATTGGTCTATCTTCTCTGTGAACGTATGAAGCTGCCACCATAACCAGCGCCCGGCGTGGGGTTGCATCATAGTCCATTTCTCCTAGCCGCTTGCCTAAGTTTGCGGTCAACGTAAGCCGCCATGTCTGCCGTTTCATCATCCAAGGCTTTTTGCGTGTCACCGGCTGTCTTGTCCGCAGTGTGCCCCGCTCCCGGCTGTTCGTTAACCAAGGTTTCCGATTTCACAAAAGTTCCCATCTTCTCAATTATCTTTCCGCGCCTTGGTCCCCCACCGGGGCGGATGGCGCGTTTTGGGCTTCCTCCCAACTTCTCCACCGATGGAAACCAACCCGTTGAAGTAAACCCCTTTGCAGAGCGGCGGGCATTGGTTTCCGCGCGAAGTATCCGCGCCCACGTCCAACCCAACGCTTTCCCTTTTGCTAAGATTTTGGGGCGCACCTTTAGCCTACCCCCCAAAGACCTTGCCTTGCTTGTAATGTCAGACAAGCTGACACCCTTTGTTTTGAAGATGCCCACCAGACGCATACCCACATTCTTTGCGCGCCGTCTTAGCTCTGTCTTCGGGTCAACGTTCCTTTTGAAATCAAGATAGTTTTTCAGACCATTCTTGAAATTAGTGTCATTCCATGTCGCGCCTGTTTTGCTCATTCTCTGAATCGGTAGTTGTTGCGCATAATTTCGCGGGCTTGCTCCATGCAGGCAACTTGCCCGCCTTGGTCTTCATCCGCCCACACGGTTTCCGCTCCGTTTTGGTCCGCAATGGCGTGAATTAGCGCATAACACTTTGCTAATCCCATGTCGCACAAAATCAAGTCTTCGTCCCCGTAAAGCGGGAGAAGGGAAACAAGGATTTGCGCTAGCCAGTGCGGACGCGCTTTTTTGGGCTTCCTTTGCCGTCCCCTCCCAATCCGGCAGCCTTTGGCTTGGTTGATTCTTGCGACGGAGAAGCACGGCTTTTAGTAATTACCCCCAACCGCTCTGAAACGAACACCGTTGCCTCTGCCAAAGCTTCAATGGTTGAACCCTCCATGTAGTCCAGCGCTGCGCTTTGGAGAGCGGCAGAATCCGCCGCGTAGCGCTTTAGGTCTTCACGGGAGCACGAAAAGCAAATGAGCACTTCCGCAGTAAAGGGCATCATGCGCATTGCGAATTGCGCCGGGTCTTGCACATTCCCATCTTCGGCAAATGAAATGCCCGCAGCCTCAAACCCCGCCTTGCCTGTTACGAACGGGTTGTTTGTGCGCTGCAAAACAGTCATCACAAGGGGAGTAATGTCCCGGACGCAGTGTAATCCGCAAACACTTTGCGCGCCATTTACGATTGCCTGCCCAATGGTTTTTTCCCGTTGGGCTTCTTCCGGTGAAACTGAATTTGGGTTTAGGATGGGCATGGGAAGTTAGCGGGGTTTCAGCATCATCTTTTCGCTTCTGCGCTGTGCTTGCGGTTCTGTTTCGAGTGGTTCAACGGCGTAAGCAACCCCTTCGTAAACTAATTTGCTAAACTCAATCATTGGGTTTCTCGCAAGCTCTTTTGTCACAACGCAAATTACCATGAAATTGGTTACTTGGTCATAACACTTTTGCACCATGTAAAGCAACGTGCCTGCCATGTTTTGCCCATCCTTACCGATTGAACGGGATTTCCACCGCTCCCGCATCTGTGACAGCCGCAACCCCTCTGCACCGGAAATCTCGCGGGTTTCCTCCTTTTGAGCTAGTTTTGCAATCTCATGGGCAAAAGCCACGTCTTGCGCCCGCAGCACCCCGTAAACAGAGTCCATCACTTCCGCTTCAAAACGAAACTCCAAATGCGCGCAATCCGCGATGCGTCCCGTCTTTTTGTCCACTGCGTCAATCACCCCGCTTGCGGACACAACCAGCATCACTGGAATGGAGTGGCGCGCTTGAAACCCAAAGTTGCCTAGCGTTGCCGCTAGAATGGGGTCTTTAGTCCCGTAGGTGCTTTGGTCCGCTGCCGGGGGTTCGCTTTGGACAGCGAAAGCAGACATGGTTAAATAGCCTTTCTATACCAAACCCTCATCCACTTTGACGAACCGGGGACAAGACCTTTTGCCAAAAGAGACTTGTGTAAAACAGCACGTCGCCGCTTTAGCTCTTTGTAATCCACAGCGCCAGAAAATGCTTCCGGCATGGCTTAAATCCCCGCGCTGTTGTTGAGCGTAAAGCCAAACTTTGCCCACTCGCCACGGGTGTATTGTGGGTTGGCTTTGGTGCAAATGTAGGACGCTCCCGGCGTCATGTTGAAGCCCCACACACCAGCGGGCGGGGTGGCACTGGCACCAACGGTAAACACCGCCGCACCAGTGGCGGAAGGTCCAAGGATTTCACCGCTCCATTGATGGTCCGCAACAACGTTCTTGGTGAACGCTTGCACGTTCTCGCCGCAAACATCCGGCGTTTTCACAAGGTCACAGGAAATGTCGGCAGAGTAGCTTTCTGCGTTAAGACCGGAAACAGCGCCAACGCAACGGGAAAGGAGAGCAAGAGAACCAAAATCGGCCATATACTTAGGGTGTTATTAGTGGAGTGTCGGGTTAGAGATTTACAGCATTAGCATATGATTGGCTCATTGCAATAAGAGACAAGGACCATTCGCATTTGTGCTTCATGTCTTCGGGAGTGTCATCCTTACCACTAACCGCCACTTCGTAGCAATGAAAATTTGGAACGCATGAACTAAGTTGCACGGCAATCCGTTGGGTGGGGACACCGCCCACCATGTCAATTGCGGTGACATTGAAAACCTCTTCCATCGCAGCGCAGACACGTAAAAACAACGGAAGTGTGTCAATGCTCCTGCGATGCTTCATCGTGTAGGTGCATGTAACATCCATGTTGTAGATGCCGGAATATGGGGGATTCCCGTCCCCACGCTTGGCACTGATAACAAGGTCTTGGTTGATTTTTGAGCTATCTTCGGAGTTCATCCGCATCCGAAGCTTGGCAAGAAGCGGTTGTTGCTTGAACCGCGCGGCAAGTGCCTTTTCCGTTTTGCGCTCTAAATCAATTTGCGAGTTCATTCCAAATCCCTTTCCAGAGACAGAATTAGCCCCGGTTCGTTGTCGTCGTATTGCCCAAAAATTTCAGCAATGGTAAACTGAATCCACTTTCCACCTGCTTGGATTTCAAAGGTTTGCCCAAACCCGCCGTCACCGGGCAAGCCAGTTGAGCCAAATTGCAACTTCTCAACCATGACGGTGATACGTCCCTGTTGAGTGTCGCCACCAGTTTCCAAGGCAAGCAAAAACTGTGAATCCGCGAGGGAAATTGTGATGTTACACCCGTTCCAACGTGCCTTTGCAGGGGTCCAAGCGATTTGCGAGGCTAGCAGCCGTCCCTTTACCGCAACGTCTGATTGAATCACTGTGCCGCCCGGCAGTAAACTAGAAATGCCCGATGTGTGGTTTTCTGCCAGAACAGCACCAAAGAAGCCGCTATGGTCATTTGCGAACGCTGGCGGGGGCTGTTGAGCGGCTAAGGGGTTATTCTTGTTACGGCTCACGTTGGCAATCTAAGCAAGAAGCCCCGGCATAGTCAAGCAAGCTATGCCGGGGCTTTGGGATTTGAGCTAGGTTAAGTTTCCCCCTACACCTTCTCAAACTGCAAACGAAACTCTTCGGGGGTGTAGTCCCCGAACTTCAATGGACTTTTTGCATGATGGGTCTTGCCCCCGCGCACGTCACCTGCTGGAAGCACCTTCAAACCGAAGATTTCACCTGTTGCAAGGTAGCGGTATTCGCCGCTGTATTCCTCAAGGTCCGTTGGCACTTCCCGCGTATTGACGCCATCCGCACGGGCGGCAGCGCCCAACTTGAGCGCTTCCGGCGTAAGCTCTTCCTGTGTGGCGTCCGGGTCAAAATCCCCGTTCTCCATGTCGTCGCCTTCCAGCGCCGCAGCAAGCTTGTCTTCGCCCGCGCGAAGGTCCACGGGGATATTCCGACCCGCAGCGCGACGAAGCTTGATTTCGTCAACGAGCGCATCTTTCTCAAGTTTCGCGTATTTCGATTTAGCCATAAAGTTTTTTGGTTGGCGAGCGGGGTTAGTGACTTCCCCCGGCACCGTGGTTTTGGGATTACGAGTACTGCGTTGTAATCAGCGTGCCCTTGTTCGCGTTGGCGATGTAAGGAGCCTTGGACGTTTTGGCACGGACAATGTTGCTTTCCGTCTTTTCCTCGCGGTAGGTGTCCACACCGTAGCCGTCTTGTGGCGTGTAGGCATCCCAAAAGGCATTGACGCCAACCCCGCGAATCGTGGAAATCCCGGCTTCGTCGTTGCCAACGGCGGTGTCTTCCGTGTTGCCAACCCAAACGTAGGTATTGCCCCAAACGCGCGTCATTACCGGCGTTGCGCCGTCCGCTGCGCTGTTGTAGATGCTGGACCCAATCAGCACCTTCTTGATTCCAATGTCGGCAAAGGCAAGCTGCAAATTGCTCTCGTTGACTTCGTAGCCCTTGCCAAGCTGACTCACCACGTAGTTTTTCAACAGCGTGGATTGCCGGATGCGGTTGTAAACTTGGCGGGAAAGAACAATGGTGTTGTAGATTTCCGCCTTGTCGTAACCGCGCTCCGTGGCAGCCACAATGTCGCCAAAAAAGTCGATGGTTGCCAAGTTTGCCGCCGTGTAAGCAACAATGGAGTTGGTGCCAGCGCCGAACGTGGTAGCGTTGAAGATTGCCAGCGCAGTAAGGTACTCCGTGGTAAGTTCGACGGACTCCATGCCTTGCTGCGCAAAAAGCCCCTCAAGGCTCAAATAGTCAGCGTATGACATTTCCGCTTCGTCCGGGATTTGGATTTCCCGCTTGCGAATCGCAACGGAGAAAGACGCATCCCCGATAGTGGCTGTCATGCGCTCCACGTTCGCACCGGGAGCGGTCAAAAAGTAGTCGTCCAGAATGCGTGCAAGCTGCGTCTGCGCAACACCCGCTTTGACAAGGTGGACGTTCTGCCGGTTGACAGGCATTGCCGGGAGAATCTTGGAGTGAATGTTGAGCTTGTTAATGCCTTCACCCTCGCGGACGATGGCAGCAAGCTCTTGACGGGGGCGGGCGGTGGAGTTGGTATAAACCGGCATGTTATTGGGCTATTTGAGTTTTTCGGTGGTTGGTTTAGTGAACTATCAACTTGGTTTACGCCGGGTTTTGAAGCTCAATCACGCCCAACGCACCGTTCGCCGTGGTTTGAAGCCACTTGCCCAAAAGAACCGCACCGCCACCCGTGGAAACGCCGGTAAGACCCGCCGCCATTGAGTAAGCAGCATCGCCAGCGTCACAACTGGCTTCACCGGCAAGCACAGGAACGCTGCCGCCGCTTTGGATGGGTGCAACCAACCCGCGCCCGCTGGCGGGAATGTCTTCCAGAGCAATTGCATCCCCACGGACGCCAATTGCGGAAGCCGCATAAGCGGTGCCGTTGAATGTAAGACGAGTGCCCCGTGCCACGGCAACAGCCGTAACAAGAGCACTGCGTTGCATTGGGATATTCTGTGTTGCGACAGTAGCCATAATGTTAAATCAGGTTTGTGGTTGGTGTGCCGGTGAAACTCTGTTTAGAGCGTGCCGCTGCCGGAATTAACCGCGCTCATGTGGGCGTTGTACTCCTTGGGGTTGTCGCGGGCAATGCGCTGGATGGCAATACCCCGGTTCTTGGCACCCGCTGCCAAATGCGCGTCAACGAGTTGTTCAAACTTGCTCTTGGTGTCCGGTGCGGAGAGCTTCGCAAACTGTTCACGCTGCGCTTGCGGGAAAGCCTTGTTGACGGCTTCCATTGCCGCTTTGCTGGCGATTTCGGACATTTTGGCTTCATCCGTGCCGCTGTCCTTTTCCTCATCCTTCTTCTCTTCGTCCTTTTTCTCCCCTTCGCCTTCCTCAAACCGCTTGGTAATCGCGGAAAGCTGTCCGGTGATTTCGGATTTGTGAGCGGTCAACTTGGTATCAATCAAGTTGCCGATTGCTTCAAGGTCTTTGGTATCAAGTGGCATGTGCGGGAGTTCTGTTAGGTGGTTTGGATTGTCGTTGAATAGGCTTTTGGTCGCCGCTGGCGCGTCAACAATGTCAACACTGTTTAGCTTCCGACAACGAGCAATCGCAACGTCGCCTTTTATTTCATAGCTATAATCGAAGTCAATAGAATTTCCGATTTTTTTTGCGAACCTGTCAACCAGTGCCGCCGCATGGTCATAGCCATGCAATCGGGAATCCAAAGTTAAATCCGCGCGCACTTTATCCCCGTCACGGCGGAATGTTGCGTAATCCCCAACAATGTCCCGGACGGTTGAGCCGTGGTCCAGCTTGCACTTGGTCAACTCATTTTCCAGACCGCACTTAACCACATCGTCCAGTGTTTCCTCACTGATAACGATTTGGTATTTTTGAAGCTTTGAGTGCTCTTCGTTAGAGGGTTGGTAATTAACAACGCGGGTGCCGTCCATTACCGCAAAATGCCCCTTTGCCGGTCCGGTTTGGATGACAAGCACACCGGGGTAAAATCCTTCCTTTGGGGCAACCTCGCCACTCCACACGGGTTGCGCTTCAAAGCGGGTGAACGTAAGCGGGGTGTCAATTTCAGCGTAAATAAGCGGCATGGTGCGTGGTGTGTTAAACTTGGTTTACTGCGTTGTAATCTCGTCTTGTTTCTCCACAAGTTGAGGGTTGGGTGGATTGGCGTTGTAAGACTGGATATATGGCATTACATCACGCCAAGTAATTTCGGGGTCAAGCGGCGCAAGCTCTTTCGCCTTTGCGATGGCAATACGAATTTTGTTTTCAGCCTCTTCGCCAAGCTGACTGTCAACGTCGCGCCAGTAAAGCGCTTCCTCTGCCGTGATTGTCGCCATTGCACGGATGCCTTGGCGGTTTTCCTCAAGATTAGCTTTCGATTCGCGGCCAACGTCCACGGTGGGGTGCGCCGGATACATGAAGAAACCGCGTGAAAAGTTCTTTGTCCAAGGGATTTCCCCGCGAAGGATGCCCGCAGTTAGGGCTTTGTTCTTGATTTCGTCCAATGCGACCCGTTCAAGCCACTTTTGCCCCAAGGGTCCATGTTGGAAAGCCCGCTTTGCCTGTTCGCTAATCAACCGGGTGTATGTGCCCGGCAAGCCCATCATTACCCACACAAACGGGAGCGGCAGGGACAGGGATGAAGCGATTTGCGCCAACTTGGTTAGCAGCAATTCGGTTTCGTTGTTCGTGGGGGTGTCATTACGCACCATCTCCACGTTGAAACCCTCTTCACCATGCAACTCTTCGCCGGGTAACTGGTGACGCACACGCCCGTTGGTAATCGTTGAGCTAGGCGGATTGTCCAACTCGTTTGCGTTGGGGTCGCCGTCCGGGGGTGAACCGTTTGGGGTGTTGAACACCGCTGTTTTGAAAGCCGCCCATTTAATTTTGTCCATCCAAGCGCTTTCCACAACTTTCATGTCGTGCGCGTCGTTTAGGATGGCGTGCAAAGGTGTTTTTGCGCTGTACTCGTCCGTTGACGTAACCGGGTTGAGACAGGAAAAAATGCACGCTGGCACGGTCTCCACAAATTGCACCATGCCTTGAATGCCAAGCCGGTAAAGGTCATAACCAATTACGCTTCCGTCCGTGCCAATCCGAATGCCTTGGATGTTGTTCGGGTTGGTGTAAACAGTGCGCGGGTTGCCAATGTTGTAACCCATGATTGGTTGCAACTGGAAAGACCCATCTTCGTTGTGGTGGTGAATCAACCCGTGCCGTCCATTGTAAATCACCCCGGACAAACTAAGTTGCATTAGGTCAATGAAGTGGAATCTCCCTTGCACATCCGCAGATTTCATCCATTCCTGCCAATAGTCCCGGTAGGCTTGGTCCGCGTTTCTGTCCCCCGTCTGTGGGATGTAGGAAATATCCCCCATCGCATAGATGCGGTATTGATTCACAAGATGCCCGATAAAAGCGTTGTCGCGCCCTTGGTCCTGTGCCCGCCGCTGCATTACCAAGGCGTCCGCTTGCCCGCCTAGGCTGTCCGGGGAGCGCAACGACTTCGGCGGGGTGCGGCTTCGCCCGGTGTCCGCTCCCGCGTATTGGTGCAACCGTGCTACTTCCGCGCGTGATTGCATCCGGGAAAGCTGCAATCCGGGTGCGAGCGTGCCAATTGCACTGTCCAAGATTTGTTGAAACTTGGTGCCAAAGTTGAGCGGTGTTGGCTTTGTAGGTGTCATCCTAAATACTCCCTTTGTTTGCTTCAATATGTTGCCCGGTGTGTAGCAACGCTCTACGGAGCAAATTGGATTTTGAAACATCTGTTTCCATGCTTGGGAGCGCTGCCAGAATGGAAAATTGCGTGTCTAAATCTGTTTGTGTGTCGTCCAATTCAACAACCTCAACTGTCACCAAAGTAAGCCACATCTTCCCTTGTGGGATTTGTTTAACTGATTTTTCCGTGTCTGCGGATACAAAACCGGGTTGAAACCGCGCAACCGTTCTCATCGCACGTTGAAATTGGCATAGCGCGAGGCATACCCGTTGTTGCCCGCGTTTGCTGCGTTGGCTTTCCAAGTCAGCGCAGACTCAATGCTTGCGAGCTTCAACGTAAGCTTGTCAAAGTCAGTCAAGACGGTTTGCCGCCCGTTTGTGCTGTGGGATTGCCCTACACCCTCAACTGCTTTTAACTGTGTCAGGATGGACAGCCGCAACGCTTCCAGCGTGGCGACAGACATATTGCGGTAAGAGGTTTCAACGGTTTGGGCCATTTGGGGAGGTTATTAAGGCATGGGGCGGGAAAGTGTCAATCTCCCTTTCTATTCCCTGTCAACTCACTTGGAAAAAAGCCACTAATCGCAGCAAGAACCAACTGCATTTCCTCACAAGCGCGGAAATGGTCATCCGTGTTGATTTGAACCCACTGCAAAGCCTTTTCGCCGGTCTTCTTAATCTCCACTTCCTTTTCCACCCATGAATTGAGTTGCGCCATGTAGCTGGATTCAATCTTGGCGGTGCCACGAAACACCAGTTGCCCCACGTCTTCCGGCAAGCCCCATTCCGTGCCTGTGCCCGCAATCCTGTTTGAGAGCACCCCACGCGCCCACTCCTTGCTGAAAATGATGCCGTGCGCATACCGCCGCACTTTCCTGCCGTCATCTCTTACAAACACGTCATGCCAGCTTGAGCGCTTGTAGGGTCTTTTCACCGCAACGGCACCCGGCTTTTTCCATTCGTATTCCGTCCGGGTCATGTCGGCTACCATGTAGTGCCATTCCTTCTTTGCACACATTTCCTTTACCTCTTCTGTGGCGTGTCTGCTATCCACACCCACCCGCTTTGCCTTTACACCGTTCTCTTCAATGCGTTTCTCCACTTCGTCCCACGATTCACAGCGGTAGGCACTCACAAGCCGGGAAACCCCGCCGCCGCCCCATGCACGGACACAGACCCAAAAATGCCTTCCCCCGCGTTCTTGAACGTCCACCGTGGCAAACCGCTCTTTCTCTAGCTCCCAACTAAACACCATGTCCACAATCTGATAACCCCCGGTTACATGTGCGGTGCTTGAAGTGGAAACCCGCCGCTGCCATGTGTGCCCCATTGTTTCAATTACAAACGTCTTCAAGTTGGACAAATCCCCGCTCTTGGCTTGTTCGCTCGCCAATATCCACTCTTCCGCCATTGCCTCCCATGCAACCCACGGGTAAGCAATCTGTGAAACGTGAAAGCTGCGATGGTCTGTTGCCGCGTCCGGGTTGTCGCACACGTATCCACCTAGCCGGTTCATCTCCTTGCGGAGTGGGGTGCTATCCCTTTCCTCGCAATTACAGTCTTCAAAGGGGCACTTGAAGCGCACTGTTTTGCGAATCTCCCGGATGTTCTTGCTCCCATCCTGTGAAAGCTTCGATTCCCAAACAATCGTCTGTGTTTCCTGACTCCAATTCAACCGAACAAGACGCTGACACGCCGGGCAACCCAAGTGCCAATCTTCCTGTGACCCGCGAAGAAAATCCAAATCAATTTCAGAACCTTCCTCCCCGGCAGTGCTGATATTCAAAATCTTATGGTCCCAAAAAGCAGAACACCGCTTCTTGATAATCGTCCCCATGCCTTTCCACTGTGGCAAATGCTTCTCGTCGCAAATTACGTGGGGTGCTGACTTACCCCGCGCGTTGCTCTTGTTTATGCCTAAAAACTCAAGTGCCAAGTGTCCTAGATGCACTTGATTGTTTTTCTTTGCTCCCTTGCTATCCGGCCAAACTGATTCCAAAACAGGGATGGATTTCGCCCGCTTTAGGGCGCGTGATGTTGCGAACATCTCCGCATCTTCGTCCGTTTGACCATAGAAGAGAACGTTGCCGGGATTGTGTAGCACCGTGTAAGAGATATAACCCTCACTTAGCAGGTTCTTACCCCCTTGCGCCGCCCACTGCGTAGTTACTTCCCTAATCGAAGGGTCGCACATCGCAAACATGGGTTCTGCCGCCCACAGGGAGTTTTCAATGCGGAAGGGTCCGGTTATTGGCGCAGGGGCAATAATCTCGTAGTGCTCTTCCATGAAGTCCAGAAGAGGGGAACGGCGGATTGTGCCACTACCGTAAAGTTGGTTGCCAGTCACTTCGCTATTCTCCCCCACTTCTTTTCCCTTAGTTTGCTCTCTGCCGCGAGTGCGCGACGGTGCCAATAGCATTGGTAAGGGGGTTCTGTAAGCCCCAAGAGCTTCCAAAGGAAAGACCTTATGCGTGCTTTAATTCGCTCTTTCATAGGACTTCGTAGTCATGGGTTGCAACATCTTCATCGCTGACTAAATCGAAAACGGAGATATGCTCATCTTCTACAAGCTCTCCGTTATCCACCTTGTAGGTAATTACCACTGTGCCCTTGGTGCCATGTCCGGTAATCCGGCACGCCCTAAGCTTCCCTTCGTTGTCTAGGAATTGGCACAGGCTACCTATGGGGGGTTTAATAATCATCCAAATTAGTTGACCCTTTCTTGTCTTCAAGGTCAAGAGGTTTTTCCTTTACCATGAAGTCCGTTGCTGTCTTTGCCATCCATTCGGGGATTTTACCAATCTTCACCCCCAACTTGAAATTGCGATAAATGGCGCTTCTAAGCACGGGGTCCAGAATGGCGGCAATCTCGTACTTGGTCTTTCCCTCACATTCCGGGATTGCGTTGCGTAGCGCGTCACTGGTGCCAACCGTGTGCCATGCCAGAAGAGCTTGCACAGCTTTAATCGCATCCGCCATTGGAAGCAACTCGCCGCTTTCCCGTTTTGCCATGTCAACCGCCAAGTCATACTTCAAAAGCGAGTTGACGACTTTTAGCCAAGCGTCCTGTGCCTGTTTCACTTTGTCCGCTTTTACGGACGGGTGCAAATTGGTTGAGCGCTCCAACTTGTCCAATATCTGCTTTAATCGCCGTTCGTAGGCTTGGAGGCTTTTCAGCGTTTGACCAACTCCACCGGCTTCATCCGGGATGTTGTAGTTATCTACAAACTCGTCCTGTGTGTCCGGGTCTTGGTTGTCTTGGGATTGGTCCGGTGGGGGTGTTCCCTCCAATGCGTGACGGGCGTTGTTCTTCAACCACAACAACAGCCGCTCCCGGTGAACAGCGCCACTGCCGTTGAATGCGCTGCACGCTTTTGCTCGCGCATCTTTCAAGATACCAATATCAATTTTCAGCGCGTGTGCCGCTGCTTTCATGCTTGGGTAAGATGTGAGGGGGATTCCATCCGCTGACTCTCCGGTGTCCAGATTTGTAAGACCCTCAAGCAAGTTTTCCTTTTGGGGTTTCCTCTGTCCACGGATGTTGTTGGCACTCGCAATTTTGCCGCGAGCGCTTCTGTAATTTTTCAGTTTTTCGGGCATGGACAAACGTAAACTTAGTTGATTGGGGGAACAGCGTCTTGTGTGATGAGGCAATTACTTACAGGGTAATTTTAATTATTTCTAGCAAAAAGAGTTCGCTCT